CATAAGCGTTTCGTCGAAACCCCGCCATCCGACAGCATCATCACAAACATCAATTGGTCTGACAATCCGTGGTGGCGTGAGAGTGGGCTTGATGGCGAGCGCCTAGACGATCAGCGCTTGCGCCCCGACACCTATGACCACGTATGGGAAGGGCAATTCCTGACGATGACCGATGCGCAAGTATTCGGCGGCAAATATGCGGTTGAAGAATTTGAGCCAGAGGACAATTGGAGTGGGCCTTATCACGGTCTTGATTTCGGGTTTGCTCAAGACCCCACCGCGGCTGTAAAGTGCTGGATTAACGGCAAGGAACTGTTTGTCGAGTGTGAAGCAGGCAAGACAAAGCTGGAGCTTGATGCAACGGCAAATTTCATGTGCGAAGCGATAGAGGATATCGAGTTGCACGCAATTCGTGCGGATAGCGCAAGACCGGAAAGTATTAGTTATTTGAGGCGCCACGGGCTTCCCCGAATGGAGGGCGTTAAGAAGTGGGCGGGCAGCGTTGAAGATGGGGTTGAGTTCATCAAGTCGTTTGAGCGCGTGGTCATTCATCCGCGATGCACTAGCACGGCGAGGGAATTTAGGTTATATTCCTACAAAGTGGACAGGCTATCCTGCGAGATTGTGCCAAAAATCGTTGACGCGAACAATCACTACATTGATGCGTTGCGGTATGCCTTGGCACCGATGATACAAGCGCGAGGCGCACCAAAAATAAGGACGCTTTGAATGGGCATCTTCGATTTTCTAAAGGCGACCCCGCCGGAAACAAAAGAAAGTGTGGCGGGCGCTATCATATCAAGCCCCGGACAAGCCAAGTGGAACAAGTACGACAGCGCAAAAGCGGCGTTTGAGGGCTATCAACAGAACGTCGTGGTGTCATCGTGCATCAACACGATTGCCGACGCTGTGGCGTCTGTTCATCTTGAGGTGTGGCAAGGCGAAACCGAATTGCAGGCGCATCCGCTGCTTGATCTCTTTGCAAAGCCAAACCCCGGGCAGTCCTACCAAGAATTTATGCGCGCTAAGGTTGGCTTTCACCTAATCGCGGGCAACAGCTACGATGAGCGGTTGATGCTTGGCGATACCCCGCGCGAGATTTACACGCTGCGGCCTGACCGAATGAGCATCATTGAAGGCCAATCATCCTTCCCCGCTGCATACGTTTACACGGCCAATGGGCGCAAGGTTCAGTGGGACGTTGATCAAGTCACAGGCGGCAGCGACATTCGGCATATGATCGCATTCAACCCGCTTGATGATTGGTACGGTCAATCCCCGATGATGGCCGGCGGATACGCTATCGATCAGCATAACGAGAGCATGGCTTGGGTTCAGGCGTTGCTGCAAAACAATGCAACACCGTCGGGCGCGATTGTGCACTCAGGTGATGCTGGTATGACTGATGAGCAGTTCAATCGCCTAAAGGCCGAGATGGAAGCGAACCACCAAGGGGCCAGGAATGCAGGGCGCCCATTGCTTTTGGAAGGTGGTCTTGATTGGAGGCCGATGGGGATTTCTCCTGACGGCATGAAGGTGATTGATACCAAGAACAGCGCGGCGCGGGATATTTGCTTGGCATACGGAGTTCCTCCAATGCTTCTGGGCATCCCAGGCGACAACACCTATTCGAACTACCAAGAGGCACGGCTTGCCCTGTGGGAAGATACCGTGCTGCCCCTGCTGGAATACATCCTTGCAGAGTGGTCCGCGTGGCTTGGCGATGGCTCGGTTGAACTCAAGCCAAACTTGGACAAGGTGCCAGCAATCGTTGATAAGCGGATGACCCTCTGGAACATGGCGGACAAGTCAACGGATCTGACGATTGACGAGCGGCGCGAACTAAAAGGATATGAACCTATGGCAAATGGGGCGGGGGCTGTATTGGCTGCGCCATCACAGGCAGAGCCGGATGCCGACGCAGAGGCAAAGGGGCTATCCCCTGACATGCTCATGAGGCTTGCTTATGGCGACGATTGACGCGGTTATATCTGAGGCGATGGGCTACGCAATGGACCGATACGAGGTCACGGGCAACCCGTCTCTGCCTGACGATTACCGACAGTCTGTCATTGCCGCACTTGCTGGCATTTGGGAGCCGTCTATCGTGGATGAGGCGAAAACCGTGACGGGCGAGTTCAAGGATGGCTTTCCCCAAATTGAGACCAAAGAGGCCCCCGAGTTTTTCCGGCGCATTGTCGAGGAATTCATTGCACAGTTTGGTGCGTTGAAGGTCACTCAGATTGTCGAGGCCACGGCGGAGCAGATGCAACGCTTGATCCTGAATGGCACAAAGGAGGGTCAAAGCATTGCAGAGATTGCCAAGGCTATTCGTGAAAACATCCCCCAGATCGCAGCATTGCGGGCGCATGTCATTGTCAGAACGGAAACGCATTCCGCGTCTATGTATGGCGGTCTGGCAGCGGCTAAACAAAGCAGGGTTCCGCTAAAGAAGGTCTGGAAGTCTGTGGAAGATTACCGGACGCGCAACTTTGCTGATGAAGATCAGTTTAGCCACAGGCTCATGAATGGCGTTGCCGTTGATATTGACGATGTGTTTCTGGTGCCGTCAAAGAACGGCGTCAAAGAGCCTCTGGCATACCCGGGCGACCCCAGCGGGTCAGCGGGCAATATTATCATGTGCAGATGTGCAATGACCTATAGGCGGGTTGGAAGTTTGAGCGGTTTATGATACAAGAGCGACAAAAGGACGCAGGCATGACAGACCTTACCTACAAGAGCGCGACGCTCGAAATTAAGAAAGAGCCGGATCAGGACGGCGAATTTGAGGGTTATGCCTCAGTTTTCGGCGTTGTTGATGGTGGCAACGACGTTGTGAACCGTGGCGCTTTTGAGAAGTCTCTCGCATCACGCAAACCAAAGATGCTCTGGCAGCATGACCCGCAACAGGTGATCGGCGTTTGGGATGATGTCCGAGAGGACGAAAAGGGCCTATTCGTCAAAGGCCGCATTCTAAAGGATGTGGAGCGAGGCCGCGAGGCAATGGCGCTCATGCGTGCCGGGGCGATTGACAGCATGTCGATTGGATACCGCACCATCAAGGCCAGCAATGAAGGCCCTGCGGATCGGGTTCGCCGGTTGATGGAAGTTGAGCTATTCGAGGTGTCCGTTGTGACATTCCCGATGCTACCGGCAGCAACAATCACGGACGTAAAGTCGATTGATTGGAAGAACAAACGAGATATTGAGCGGGCGCTACGTGACGTGTTTGCCCTTACTCAATCTGAGGCTAAGGCTTTCATGGCTGACGGCTTCAACGGGCTACAGGCGAAACGTGACGTGGATGCTCTGGGCTATGACATGGGCGACGTTTCCGCGTTGTCTGATCAACTGAAACAGCTACAGAAGGTTTTCACAAATGGCTGAAGAAATTAACTTGCAGGAAGTGAAAGACGCGATTGCGTCCATTCAGAATGCACAAACCGAGTTTCAAGACAGCGTTAAGCAGAAGCTTGATGCCAAAGGCTCGCCGGACCCGCTCATCGAAGAGAAGTTGCAGCGCATTGAGGCAGGTCTTGCCGATAGCCGCAAACTGATCGATCAAGCCGCCTTGGCGCAAAAGCGTCAGGCTAACGTGATCAAAGATGACAAAGGCAACATCGTTGACCTTGACGAAAAGGCCGCATCTTGGGCTAACGGCATTGCGCGCCGCGCACAGCGTGTTGCCCCCGAATGGTTTGGCCGAGAGCAAGAGGCCGCATATAAGTCTGCGTTCAACACCCTTGTTCGCAAGGAAGGTGATGGCCGCCTTCTTGGCGCTGATGAACTCAAAGCTTTGTCTGTCGGGTCTGATCCTGATGGCGGTTACTTCGTGCCGGATGACATGTCGGGCCGCATCGTTCGCCAGGTGTATGAAACCTCGCCAATGCGTGCCTATGCGTCAATCGTCATGACAAGCCGCGACAGCATCACGGGCATGTACGACAATGACGAAGCCGGTGCGGAATGGGAAGGCGAACTGACGTCGGCCACAGAGACAGACACCCCGCAAGTTGGTCAGTGGAATATTCCAGTGCATCACCTTCGCGCAATGCCGAAGTCTTCGCAGCAAATGCTGGATGACGCCGACTTCAACGTTGAGGCGTGGCTTGCTGACAAGGTGGCGTCTCGCTTTGCACTCAAGGAAAATTCTGCATTCGTCTCTGGCGATGGTGTTTCCAAGCCGCGCGGTTTCCTCGATTATCCAGACGGGACAGACCTTACAAACTCCATTGAGCGCATTAAAACCGGCGTGAATGGTGCTTTTGCGGCTGATCCTGACGGCGTGAAAAAGTTGCTTGAAGCCATGTATAAGCTCAAAGCGCAATATCGCGCTAATATGGGTTGGTTCATGAACTCGGGTACAACTTCAACATTGCGCCAACTTCAAGACAACGAAGGTCGTTTCTTGTGGCAGGACTCCATTGCCGCTGGCCAGCCATCGACATTCTTGGGTTACAGCGTTGCTGCATTTGAAGACATGCCAGACATTGCAACAGGTTCGTTGTCAATTGCTCTTGGTGATATGCGTCAGGCGTACCAAGTTGTTGACCGCGCGGGCATCAGCACGTTGCGCGACCCATACACTGCGAAGCCGAACGTTCTGTTCTACACCCGCAAGCGCACCGGCGGCGATATGATCAACGGCGAAGCGCTCAAGCTGATCGAATTCAGCGCATAATTCACCGGCGGGCTGTAATGGCCCGTCACACCTACACGCCGAGAGAAAAGGATTTCTAGAATGCGTGACATGCTCAACAACAAGGTTGTAACACACCTTGGCAACCTGACCCTATCGGGCACGACCCCGGCGGCATCCGCTTGGGTGGATCTGAAAGGCTATGACGCTTGCACAATTGTGATGGTCAACAACACCATTACCGACGCGGGCACTGCTGCTGGCTATACCGCCACAATGCAGCACGGCGACGACACAACCGCTGCAGGCGCTGCGGACGTTGTGGCCGCTGATAGCGTCAACGGCACAATCACCGTGGCTGAAACCTCTGACAGCGCCGACAACAGCGTTGCGGGAGGTCTGGGCTATCGTGGTGATAAGCGTTATGTTCGCTTTAACGTTGTCGGCACAACCGGCACCGATGCGGATGTCTCGATTGTTGCTATCCAGAACAAGCCACACAAGGCGCCGACCACATTTGTCGGAACTTCGGTTGCAGCTACCTAATGTTTTGATGTGGGGCCGGTTCGCTGGCCCCCATTCTAAGCAATAGGGGCACACTATGACCAAAGCAAAAATCACCAATCCCGAAGGTTTCAAATGCGCCCCTGATGGCCATACCGTGATCTGTATCCCTGTCAACACCATTGTTGAGGGGAAGGTTGCGGAATGGGCCTTGGACGCACGATGCGCAAGCCGGATCATGAGCAAAAAGCGCAAGGTCAGCACCAAAGATGCAGGCGCCGCGCCGGAGAATAAATAATGGCCTTTCGTGAGCCTAAAAAGCTATACCAGTTTCGAGGCAACCGGATTGCCACAGCGCCAGCCGTTGAGCCTGTCACACTGGACGAAATGAAGACGCAGCTTCGCATTGATGCGGCGGAAACCGCTGACGATGCATTCTTGACGCAGGCGATTGAAGACGCACGGCAAGAGGTGGAGGATATTTCAGGAATCGCGCTAATCACGCAATCATGGGTATTGACGCTTGATGAGTGGCCAGCATCACGGGAAAAGTGGTGGGATGGAGTTCGTCAGGGCGCCATATCTTCGCTGCACTCATGGGACGGGACGGTTGATCTACCCCGATACCCATTGCAGGCGGTTGACGCGGTGACGGTCTATGACACGTCAGGCACCGGAACCGTTGTCGATGTGTCTGCGACATTTGATGTGGACACGCAGCAATCATATGGCCGCATTGCCCTAAAGTCTGGGGCGACATGGCCGACTGCAACGCAGGCTATCAACGCCGTGTCGATTGAATACACGTCAGGATATGGTGACGCATCGGCGG